CCACATACCGGACGAAGGGGCTCTTGAGGAGGAGTTCACCCTCTTCCAGAACTACTTCATGTCGAAGCCCGGGAAGGAAGGTCTAAAGCTCGACTGGGACCGCACCTTTATCAACTGGGCCATCAAATCGAAGAACTTCAACCCCAACAGGACCAAAAACAATGGAACGCAAAGGACACAACGCAGGACCCTCGAAGACGCCCTTGCTGGCGCACAACGCCGTATCACTGAAAGATTCGGCACAGGCTGGCTTGGAGGCGATGTCGGAGAGGGAACGGACAGAGAGGCTGGCGATGGCCAGCAGGGTGGTGGGGGAGATCGTCTCCTCCTACCCTGAGTACGGGTACAATAACCCCGCGAACGAGGCCTATGTCGAAGAATTCACGATGGCCATTGTGCTCTTCAGCAGGGAGGAGCTTGAACTCATCGTGGACAGGAACATTGGCATCAGGTCGCGGTGCACGTTCCTGCCGAAGATCAGTGAGGTCGTAAAGCTTGTAAACGAGTACAGGCTCAAGAAGGTCCCGTTCATCGCTCACATCCTCAGCGCCTATCACAACAGCGACACGTTCTCGATGGACTACCTGAAGGGTCTTCACGACCACTTCGAGACGCTGAGGCCAGAGGAAATCCTGTGGGTCATGGACAAAAACACGGGCCTCGTGGCTTCGTGCCCGAACTTCCCTCCGTCCGTGGGCAACATGGTGGAGGTCGTGAACAAGGCTCGTGAGAGGAAGAACCAGTTCCTCCCCGCTCCTTCGTCCTACTCGAAATTCCAGCCAGAGACCTTCGAGAAGGACGGAACACCTGAGCTTCGTGCTGAGGCTATCAAGCGCATTCTCGAAAAGAAGCCTGAGAGGGCTCCTCGTGTGCGGCCTTACCCAAAGCTCTGGGAGGCCTTCGAGCAGGATGAGTTCCTCCTGCTCTGGAGGGACTTCGAGTGCCTGACACTTGCGTCGAAGGCTCTCGCACAGCACGGCAAGGAAGCTGCTCGTGATGTGCTGAGCAGGGGCAAGCCCACGTATGAACACACTGGAACATGGAGCTTCGGAAAATGATCGAGCGTGATGTGACCAAGGACAACTACCGCGAAAAGGGCGGCAACTTCATCAGGAACAGGGGGAACACTGGCTTCCTCATCGCAACCAAGCCGGGGGCCCTTCAGGGGGTCTCCTTCTGGCCGACAGCACGCCAGTACGGAGCATGGCTCGACTACTTCAAGACCAAGGGCATCCCCACTGGTTTCATGGAGCAGAGGTGTGCTGCGGGTTACCCCTACACCGTCCCTGCTGAGTGGCCCGCTGAGTTCGACGGAGACAGGACTGTCGCTGATGACCAACGTGCTGCCAACGACTTCGAGGACAAGTTCCTCAGGGAGGATGTGTGATGCTCGTGAAAAAGATCAGTAGACGGAGGGCCGGGATGCCGCCTGAGGAGAAGGTGCACATCGCATCAGCAAGGCTCCTCAGCATGGCACTGCCGTCCTACGTCATGTGGCACCACACGCCGAATGGCGAGGCACGGAACAGGATCGTGGGCGCGAAGCTGAAGCGCATGGGGGTCACCCCGGGCGTGCCGGACATCCTGCTGTACGACACCAGAACGGGCTACCTCCACGCCATCGAGTTCAAGGGCCCGAAGGGGAACCTGTCCGAAGCTCAGAAGGCATGGAGGGACAAGTTCGTCGCATCGCCCACGGCTCGATATGCGGTGTCACGATCTGTAACAGACACAGCTACCATTCTGGCTGAGTGGTGGCCTCTCGACATCAAGGTGGCCAAGGTCATTTGATGCCATTTCCCGGGCCAGAAACGGCCCGCCAGCGGCAAAGTCGGGGGTGGCAGCATGCCACCTACCGGGGAGGGGTCGAAGGGCCTGTACGGCCTTCCTACGGGCTCCTCCCCATCCACCCAATATTTGGCCTTGAAACCCGGGGACCGTCCGTGCACATTCGCCAGTGTCCAGTGCCCAAAGCGACCCCACCGCACTAGCTGCGGGTGCTGGACCTCCTCTGTTGGGTTGACGAGGCGTCCCTTGTCTCGCGATGGCGAGGGACAAAAAAAAGGGGTAGGTGCCGCTGGTCCCGGTCACCTACCCCTTCTTGTTTTCGGAAGGACGGACAGTCCGTCAGGCCTTGAGGGCCTTCATCTCCTCAGCCAGTGTCCAGAGAGCCCTGTTGAGCTTGATGTCGCCATCGACCGACTGCACAGCGCGTGTGCTCATGTGGCGGCGAACGCCCGGGTTATCCTTTTCAGTGGCTGTGTAGTTCAAGCCACCCTTGATCAGGTTCTCCTGAGCCCTGTTGTACACGGTCCAGAGGTCATCGAGGTTGTCGGCCCGCCTCCGGGGGTTCAGGACCTGAAGGGGCCAGAGGTCAGCAGGAACCTCATCGAAGCGAAGCTGGATGGCTGCCTTCGCAAAGGCACGCTTCTCATCGACGTTGAGTTCGATGGCCTTCATCTGCTCGACTTGGTCGATGACCTCATCAGAGTGCTGGAGCACCTCGTATGAGCCCTCGATCACCTTGTCGATGGCGTTCGAGCGGTGAGGCACCTTCACATCACCGAAGAGGCTCTCGCTGACCACGAGGCCGTTCAGGCAGACCAGCCGGAACAGGCCCATCATCAGGTGATACTGGCTCGTGCCATCGTGGGCGTTCTTCAGGACCACCTCAGGGAAGGTGTCGCCCACTGACTTGACGTTGTTCTCGCGGCGAAGGCGGATCATGTGCTTGGTGAAGGCACGCTTCTCAGCATCCTTCGATCCGCCCACCGACACGCCAGTGACCCTGAAGCCCTCCTTCATCAGTGCACCGAGCATCTCGTGGGTCGGGATGTGCACGAACCGCTCTGAGCGAGAGCTATGGGGCTCCTCAGCGAAGATGGCCGGGGCATGTGCCCGGATGGTGTCGAGGTCGAGGAACTCGCCCGGGCGAGCCTGAAGACGCACGGCACCACGGCCAAAGACGGAAGCGCGGTTGATCATGTTCATGGTAGTTCTCCTTGGGTTGATCTCATCAGCACTGGCCTCACCAGTGGACCGCCTCACGGCGGTTTCGATCTGCATCACTTGATCCGCATCACCTCGACGTAGTTGCCGCTGGTGGCGCTGGTCATGAAGGACCCCGGCCCCCAGTATCGCGTGCACCATGCCGTGATGCCGCCTGAGAGGTTGTCCTTCTTGAACTTGTCGAGGGGCACCTGAGCCACCTCCCCGGGCTTCAGGCCCTCGATGAGGGGCACGAAGTAGGCCATCTGCTCACCCTTCTTGAAGATGGGCCCGCTGCGCTTTTTCTCAGGAGCGGCTGCGAGGTATTCTGTGAAGGTCTGCTGCTTCTGCACCTCAGGCCTGTTCGAGTGAATGCGGCCATCTGGGGCCACGATCTCGAACTCGCAGCCCATGTTGTGGAGGATGGTCGTGCAACGTTCCATCCAGTCGAGTTGAAGCTTCGATACGGTCTTCATGTGGTCCTCACTTCGGGTTGTCGATGTCGAGTTGAGCCTGACGCTTCAGCACCTCAGCGCATGCCCTAACACTCAGGCACGCCTCGAAGGCCTCGTTCGCCTTGCCTTCCTTGAAGGCTGCTTCGACGGTGTCGGTGAACTCCCTCATCATGGCGATGATGTTCGAGGCCTTCACCTTGCTATCAATAGACGCCATGTGCGCCCTCCTGTTCGATGTGGTCGATCTTTGCAGTCTCGCGTTCAGCGAAGCTGATCCAGTAGTCGATGCGGTCCTCCTCAGCGAGGAAGATGCCAAGCTGGCGCTGAGCACGCTTCAGGATGCGGCCCCACACCATCAGTGAGTTCAGGTTGGCGCGGGTCCGAAGCTCCCGGTCATCCTTGTCGATGATCTCATGGTAGGCATTGTAGGCCACCGCGAGGTCACGGATGTCATCCGTCATGACGGTGACTTCCTTGTTCACTGGCATTTCGATCATGCTGATCTCCTTGGGTTGATCTCATCAGTGCCAGCCTTACTGGCAGACCCCTTTGCAGGGGTTTCGATCTAGAAGGGGATTTCAGGGTCGAAGTGGATGTTGGCCTTGGGCCTCACCTGTTGGGCGTAGACCTGTTTGCCGTTATCGTCGATCACCTCGAAGTCGATGTCGTAGAAGCCTTCGCTGGCTGCCATCATGCTGGCCAGCTTCAGTGCGTAGGCGGCAGTCATGATGCCGTCCCGTTCGAGGCGGCATATTGAGCGGGGGTCGCAGGGGCTGGTGCCTTCATAAGGCATGCGGGAAATGATGCGGTACATGTTGATCTCCTCAGTGCGGGCTTGACCCGCAGACCCTCTCACGAGGGTTTCGATCTGTCCGTCCTTCACGATGTCAATCAGCAGCACCTTTCGGTCCTCCTCATATGGACCTGAACTTGGATGAAGTTAACGGGCTCTCACGCATGGCAGCCATGCACTGGGAACATGACTATTCGCAGGGAAGGCTCAGGACGGGCAAGTCCGTTCCCCCTATGCCACCTACCGGCCCCCTCGTTCGAGGGCCCTCAGCGGCCTTCCTATTGGGTGTTAAAATACGCTTTGCGCTTCAGGTACTTATGCGAGGCAAGAAAAATCGACATCATGGCTGGTATGCAAAGAAAACATAGCCTTGCCTCTTCGCATAGGCGGGGTAAGCTCATAGTGTTTCTGGACCGGGGCGAGCCCGGAGGAGATGTGACCATGACCACGTTCGAGCTTTTCGAGGGAGCCATCCCCGACATGTCCAAGATGGCAAAGATTGCGGTGGAACGAGAGATCAAGGGTAGGCCCGACTACTGCTGCATCAAGCGGGACTTGGCCATCAAGGCCATCGAGGACTACCGCGAGGCATACATCCAGACCAGTGACTATTCGGACCAGTGGGGCTCGAACGCTTGCATCTGGGCGAACGGTGGCCTTCTTGGCCTTCCGAACCTCGACCCCCCTCTTGCTCTTTCTGGCCTTCGGGCCGTCCTGAACTGGCGGCAACGCGAGCTTCCTGCTGAGGAGTTCGACCGCTGGATGAGGCATGTGGTGAAGGTGCTGAAGCCCATCAACGCGATGGCTGAGATCGACACCGAAGTGCTGAAGACTGAACGTGGCCTTTCTGACAAGGACTTCCAGAGATGACTGAAGATGACATCAAGGTAAAGATGGCTGAAATTCTCACGGCACTGGGAAAGAAGGTGACACCTGAGGAGCTTGCAGACATGCAGGTCACCCTCGTGGACAAGAGCACCGACATCACCGTCAGCGAGGATGAGTTCTATCGCCGCATCAAGGAAGGCGGGCCCTTCATCAAGCACATGGAAAAGTGCGGGGCGCACCTTCAGTCCCTCGTTGATTGCCTCGCGGCAGACATGAAGAGGATCGTCTGCATAGATGACCCCGTCGAGCGCGAGGAACAGGCCTTCTCTGGCCTCGCTGAGTTCTTCGAGACGGTGAAGGTCTACCACGATGTGGTGACTGGCCGCTCCCCACGGAAAGGGGGTGCATCGTACACATTGAACTGATCAGCCCCCGACAGGGTCCCCTCCTCCCTACCTGTCGGTAACTGAAGAGCCTGATCCCGGTTTTATGGCTGAAACACCCACAGCCGAAACTCACAACGGGGTCAGGCTTTTCTTCATAGGAGAAAGAACATGTACGAGATCGTGAAGGAGCTTTTCACAACTGACGCCGGGATCATCGGTCTACTGACATTCAGTGCACTGATCTACATCGTGGCGTGGGGCCAGTATCAGGACGGTGAGCACTATCGTCGCCAGAGGGCGAACGAGGAGTTCCTCCGTAGACAGAGGAATGACCATGATCAAGCCTGACCAGATACCGGATGAGGTGGTGGAGGCGGCTGCGAGGGCCGCTTGGAAGCTAAAGGACCAAAGGCTCTGGGAGACACTCAAAGCCACACAACCCAACTGGAGGGATGAAGCACGCGAAGCTCTCGCCGCCGCATTGAATGCGTGGCCGGGGGCGTTCTTGTACCCATTGAACAAGACCCGCCTCATCCTCCCCCTGCCGCAGAATGACCAAGACTGACCCATTGCCCTGCCATGGCTGACCCTTTATGATGATCCGCATACTGATCATCTTTCCTATCAAGGGGTTAGACCGTGGCAGCGCCTCCTTCCAAGATAAAGAACCCTCAGGCCATCAGGCACTCAGATGAAACCCGCATGCGTATATCAGCAAGCAGGATCATCGACCGTGTACAGAAGTACGTCCTCTCAAGGCCTGTGACCGTCATCGACACCAACTCAGGCACAGTGCGCGTGAGGTTCGAGGACGAAGAAGGCAACGAAGTCCCCGCCATGACGCCTGACCAGATGAGGGGAGCAAAGCTCCTTCTGGACAAGGCCCTACCCAACCTCCAGACAGTTGAGGTTAACAAAGAAGAAACAAAGACTTACGTATTACGAGCGCCAGAGCCCGAGCAAAATACTCAGGATTGGCTGAGGAAATACGGGCCCAAGACCATAGAAGCGAAGCCAGAGAAGGCCTGATGACCTTCGAGACCATATGGCAGCCTCAGCCCGGGCCACAGACGGCCCTCCTCACATGCCCCATCAACGAAGTCTGCTATGGAGGCGCACGAGGGGGAGGGAAGACAGACGGTGTTCTGGGTGAGTGGGCCAGCCATGCTGCTGAATACGGCCAGAACGCCATAGGCCTGATGGTACGCCGCCAGCGCACGGAACTCATCGAGACCATGGAGCGCAGCAAGGTGCTCTACAGGCCACTGGGGGCCACCTTCAACGAAAGCAGCAAGATGTGGCTCTTCCCAAATGGAGCCCGTCTGCGCTTCGCCTACCTCGAACGCGACAGTGATGCGAACGGGTATCAGGGCCACTCATACACAAGGGTCTACATCGAGGAGGCCGGGAACTTCCCGGTCCCCACGCCCATCTTCAAGCTCATGGGCACCCTTCGATCAGGTGCTGGCGTGCCATGCCGCATGATCCTCACATGCAACCCCGGTGGGCCCGGGCACCAGTGGGTGAAGGCACGCTACATCGACCCCGCACCCATGGGGTACAAGCCCATCGAGGACACCTTCGTGAACCCTTGGACGCACGAGAAAGTCGTCCGTTCACGGATATTCATCCCGAGCTTCGTCACCGACAATAAGTTCCTTGGCACCGACTACGTGGCCATCCTGCAACAGGTGGGCAACGACAACCTCGTGAAGGCATGGCTCCTTGGCGACTGGAACATCGTGGAAGGGGCCTTCTTCGACCGCTGGACGCATCACAACATCGTGCGGCCCTTCGAGATACCGCAGGACTGGCTGCGCTTCAGGGCTGCTGACTGGGGCTTCAGTGCGCCCTTCTCGATGGGCTGGTATGCCGTTGCTGGCGATGACGCTGGCGACTACGGGCTCCAGAAAGGATGCCTCGTGCGGTATCGGGAGTTGTACACGGTCAAACCGGGGCAACCGAATGTTGGACTTCGTCTGACTACGGAAGAATTAGCTGAGCGCATCAAGGAGATGAGCCGTGGGGAAAAATACGCATATTCCGTCATCGACCCTGCCGCCTTTGCCGAGTCTGGGGGGCCATCTATCGCTGAGCGTTTTGCTCGTGCTGGCGTGGAGTTCAAGCGCGGTGACAATAGGCGCTTGGGCGCTCGCGGCGCAATGGGTGGCTGGGACATGGTTCGTGCACGGATCATCGGGCAAGATGACAAACCAATGTTTGTCACGTTTTCGACCTGTACGGAATTGATCCGTACACTGCCTGTTCTTCAGCATGACCCAGATAGGCCGGAAGACCTTGACACCTCACAAGAAGATCACGCCGCCGACGAGCTTCGGTATGCCGTGATGTCCCGCCCGTGGGTGCCAAACAAGGACAGAAGCAAGGAGCCGGGGAGGACCATTCATCAAATGACATTAAATGAAGCTTGGTCTATGCTCCGCGAGCCTGTCAGGGAGGGAAGAATATGAAACGCTTCGAGGATAAGGTGCTCAAGGGCGAGGGGTGCTGGCGGTGGAGCGCAGCAAAGCTCCCCACTGGCTATGGCATTTTCAGGCTCAACGGGCGGAACCATTACGCTCATCGCCTCGCGTATGAGCTTTGGGTTGGCGAGATCAGCAAGGGCATGTTCGTGTGCCACAGGTGTGACAACCCGTCATGCGTTCGCCCTGACCACCTCTTCCTTGGCACGAACAGGGACAACATAGCTGACAGGACAGCGAAGGGGCGCAGCCATAGGCCAATAGGGGAGAGAAACCCGAAGGCAAAGCTTAGTAGTGAAGACGTTGCAGCAATACGAAGTGACACAGGGCGTTCGAGTGACATAGCCAAGAAGTATGGCATCGCTCCAGACACAGTGCGTCACATCAGAAACCGCAGGATATGGAGACATCTGCAATGACTTCGAGCTTCATAAACACCTTCGCGTCCCCGGGTGACAGCGACTACCTCGCATCGAACGAGATCAGCGAGGACGGCAGGACGAAGCACCTCCAGCGCATCATCATCGAGGGCCACAGCCCCAACAGCACACAGCTTGATGCCTTCGGGCGTCTTCGTGTGTCGAACCCTCAGGTCCTTGGCTTCAGCAGCTTCGAGTATGCCCTGAACACGCTGACCATGGAGACGGCAGTGAATGGCTCAGGTGCGGTGGCCAGTCTGCCGAACGAAAGCTCGATCTCCCTCACCAACGGTGGCGGCACGAGCGGGCACTATGCCTATGCCCAGACCCGTGTGCACCATCGGTACGTGCCCGGGCGCAGCCAGCTTGTGCGCTTCACGGGCTCCTTCGGCACGCCAACTGCGAACGTGCGCCAGAGGGCAGGGTACTTCAACGACAGGAACGGCCTGTTCCTTGAGTACGATGGCACGACCCTCTACTTCGTGCGCCGCACCTACACGAGCGGTGCTGCCGTGGACACACGCATCGCAAGGTCTGCATGGTCTGACCCCCTCGATGGCACTGGCGTGTCAGGCATCAACCTCGACCTCACCAAGACATGGTTGTGCTGGATCGACATGGAATGGCTTGGTGTGGGTCGGTATCGCTTCGGCTTCGCAAGCCCCACCACTGGCGAGCTTGTCACGTGCTACGCTGCTGCTGGCACGAACGTGCTCTCAGTGCCCTACATGACAACGGCATCCCTGCCCGTGCGCTTCGAGATACAGAACACTGGCGCAGCATCGAGCCTGACCATGAAGTGGATATGCTATGCCGTGGACACCGAGGGCGGTGATGAGGGTGATCTCCCCATCCAGAACGCCATCGACAGCGGCACCACTGCCACGGCCCTAGCCAGCGGCTCATACAGGCCCATCCTTGCCATCAGGGCCGACACTGTCGTGAGCGGCGGATCAGTGCCGAACAGGGGCCAGATCATCGTGAAGGGCATCAGCGTTGCGAACGTGGGGAACACGCCCATCAACGTTCAGGTGCGCCTCAATCCCACGACACTGACGGCTGCTGGTGGCGCTGTGACATGGGCGAACACAGGTGCCATCAGTGAGAGCGCGGCCTTCACCAATGCTGCTGACACCATCGCTGGCGGAACTCTGATCGAAAGCTTCTTCGTCAACGCCACGGCCACAGCAAAGGGCTCAGGCTCTCAGGACTTCTTCATGAAGCTGCCGCTGGTCTACACACAGCTTGGCAGCATTCAGGACGTTCTCGCCATCTCAGCCGCTGGCCTTGGCGGAACATCGTCAGCACACGCATCAATTACATGGTCGGAGGTCTACTGATGGCACGCATCAAGCAGGGGCGCATCTCAGGCCTCCCATCCGTTCCCGTCATCACGCCCGGGCCGACACAGGCAGACATCGACCTCGTTCGAGAGAAAGAGGCCATGGCCAATGCTGCTCAACGCTACAACGAAATGCAGCGTGAACTCACCACCTACGGGCGAACCCTCGACGATCCACAGGGAAGCTCGTGGACGGGCAACACGGCTCAGGGCATGGGTCCTATCGCCAGCGCACGCAAGGCCACTGGTGACCTTCCTGAGGGCCCGCAAATGGGCTCCGGGGACCGCAAGAAGGCTGGCAAGTCAGGGTGGGACAAGAAGCGCGAGAAAGTGGCTGCTGCCATAGACAACAAGTTGCAGGGTGCTGGCAAGGCGGTGGACAAGGTCATCGGCCCGCACGCATCTCAGGGACTGGGCCGCATCGCTCAGGCTGGCGACATCGCAAAGTACGCCATCCCTGTGGTGGGCGACATGATCGACATCTCCGAGACCGCTCAGGGCCTCGTGAACAATGCGATGGAGGGTGACTGGCTTGGCATGGCTGGATGGGGTGCCGCTGGTGCTGCTAGCCTCCTGCCAGCCATGTTCATCGGTCCTGCGGCAAAGAACTTCCCGGTCAAGAACGCTGACGATGCGTATGATCTGCTGAAGCAGGGCGTTGATCCTGAAACCATCCGTGCACGGACGGGTATCATCTTCGACGCATCAGGCATCCCGCGCTTCGAGATAGATGACAGCAAGGCACGCCTCACGCCGAAGGGCGAGCGTTTTGCGAAGGGTGCTGCCATCGACAAGCGTTCCCCTCCCATGCCATTCGATCAGGCCTTCGATCACCCTGAGCTTTTCGAGAACTATCCCCAGATGCGGAACTACATGACCCGCTTCGCTGAGGATGGCGGGCCCGCTGGTGCGTTCTATCCAGCATGGGGAGGTCAGGGCCCTGAGGTCGAGGCATACGGCTCCTTCGATCAGCCAGCCTTCGGGTACAAGGCACCGAAGAACCTTCAGCAAGTCATCATGCACGAGGGCCAGCATGCCGTGGACAACATCGAAGATGCTGCCTTCGGCTCGATGCCCGGGACCGTACCGAAGGAGATCAGGGACAAGTACCCGAACCTGAGCGAGTTCCAGCTTTACAAGCGAGCCGCTGGCGAGACGCTGGCAGACACGACAGCCATGCGTGCGAACCTCGATGCTGACCAGCGCGGTGCCATCTCTCCCTACCATGGCGTGGGCAGCCAGTACGATGCTCCGTACCAAGAGCAATTCCCACGCTCAGAGCAGTGGGTGGAGCGCAATGATCCCCGCTTCGCTCCCGAAGAGGGCTACAGCATCATGCACACGGCATACGACCCCTACACGCCTGAGCCCGTCACGCGCATCCTCGCGAACCAGAATGGCGAGGCATATGGTGGTGCGTACACGGAGCGTCCTGTCATGGGCTCAGTGCCTGAGGCAGCCCCGAAGAAGAAGAGGATGGGCCCCATCGCCCTTGGCGCTCACCCCACGACAGACCCGAACTACATCGCAGCCACGACACTCGCGAACGGTGGCTACAGCGTGAACGTGCCCACGGGCCAGAACCCCACTGATGGCTACATGATGGGCATGTACGCGAACACGGACCCTCGCAACATGGTTGTCACTGGCAACATGACGCCTGACGATGCCCGTGCCTTCTACGGCACCAACAAGAAGGTGCTTCAGGGCGAGGACAAGTATTTCGGCACATGGCATAACCCTGACGATGGCAAGACATACCTCGATGTCTCGCGGCGCTTCGGGCCCGACGAAAAGAGGGCTGCCACGAAATTCGGTGAGCGCACTGGCCAGCTTGCTGGCTTCGACGTTGCTGCCATGGACAGCTTCCCTGTCGGGAACTGGGAGCAGTTCATAAACTCACCTGAGTTCATGACACGCATGAACGAGATGGCTGATGAGGGCGGAAAGTTCCTTGGCCAGTACCCCACGAGGCAGTGGTGGAACATGATGGGCACGGACATCGAGAAGACCTATGGCCCCGTGAACACGCCCTACATGGCTGGCTACACGGCAGCCACGGCACCGAACGCTCAGCCTCGCGAGAACCTCCAGACAGCATCTGAGTACATGCGCCGCCACATCAAGGGCGAGCCCGTGATCCAGCCTGAGTGGCGTGTGGGCGATGCTGGTGGTCCCCCCATGTCGCGCAAGCCGGGGACGAAGATCGGCATGGAAGGCACACGTGTGGACAACCTCGAACGAGCCCGCTCAGGTGGACCATTGGGTGGTCCAAAAGTCGAGAGCGAGCGCAGGGCCATGCTTGGTGACCCTGATGCCGTTGTCCTTGACCGCTGGCACGCACGCCTTGCTGAGGACCCGAACAGGGGCATCCTCACGGAAGCTCAGGAGGGCACGGTCTCTCGCGAGAATTACCCGAAGCTCGAAGACAGGTTCAGGCAAGCTGCGGCAGCACGTGGCATGACGCCTCGCGACTTCTCCGCTGATGTGTGGACTGGCGTGCGCGAGAAGGTCAGGGGCGGTGGCGACCTGTACGGCACGAAGTACAAGCCCTCAGCAGTACGTGGCGAAAGCAAGGCCTACGCTGATGTGTGGACGGACCTCGTGAAGGAGAAGGCAGCCTTCCTGAAGATCACGCCTCAGGAGATGATGGCCCGCCTCAAATCAGGCGATGCCAACCTTCTCAGCGTCCTGCCCTTCATCCCGGGTGGCGCTGCCCTTCTCAGGGAGTTCTACGGGCCTCAGGAGCCTGAAGAGCAATGACGGAGCTTCATCCACTTTCCCCAAGCATGCCACAGCCGCTGCTCCTCATCCGTCAGCACGATGGGGGGCTTTATCTTGAGAAAGCGGCAGCGATGCCTCTGGTGCTCAGCAGAGAGGGGCTGGAAGTCCGTGTACGGATGATGGTAATCAGGCTTATTCACGAGAGGTCTTTCTGATGGAACTGGCGAACGCACTCAAGGTGGTCGAAGGCGGCTCGAAGGGCAAGGACTACATCTACTGGAAGCGCGAGGTCGAAAGGGCCGAGAAGCACTTCAAGGAGTTCTGGTCGAAGGCCGACAAGCTCTACAAGCTCTACGCAAAGCAGACGGACACCTCAGATGGCAAGAGGAAATTCGCCATGCTGTGGGCGAACACTGAGGTCCTGAAGCCCTCGATCTACGCACGACCGCCCATCCCTCAGGTCTCGCGGCGCTACAGGGACAAGGACCCCGTGGGCCGTCTTGCTGCTGAGCTTCTGGAGCGTGCGTCATCGTTTGAATTCGAGCGCATGAACCTCGACAGCACCCTCAGGGCCATTCGAGATGACCTCCTGCTCCCCGGGCGCGGCGCTGCATGGATGAGGTACGAGGCCGACATCGAGGCGGGGCCTGATGGCATGGAGGCCGTGTCGGGCCACAAGGTCATATGCGACTACGTGCATTACAGGCAGTTCCTGCACGATCCCGTGCGTCGATGGGAAGAGGTCTCGTGGGTGGGCAAGATCACCTACATGACGGACGCTGAGGGCAAGGAACGCTTCGGTGAGGCGTGGAAAGGCGTTGAGCTTGATAACAAGGCAGACAGCACAGCCGACAACGACAGCCTGAAGGACCCTGCGCTCATCAATGCTCAGATGGCCAAGGCCACCGTCTACGAAATCTGGTCCAAGCCCGACAAGAAGGTGTTCTTCCTCGCCAAGGGCGGCAAGGACCTTCTCGCCACTGAGGACCCCTTCATCGACTTCGAGGGCTTCTTCCCCTGCCCGAAGCCAGTGTTCAGTACACTGACGAACAACTCGATGATCCCCACGCCTGACTACAAATACTATCAGGATCAGGCTGAGGAGATCGACGCACTGACGGACAGGATCGACAAGCTCACTGACAGCCTGAAGCTGGTGGGCTTCTACCCCGCTGGTGCTGAGGGCGATGTGTCCAGCGCACTTGAGCGTGCACTGTCCCCTGCCACCCAGAACCAGATGATCCCCATCGCATCGTGGGCTGCCTTCGGTGAGAGGGGCGGCGGGAACGCCATTGTGTGGTTGCCTATCAGGGAGGTCGGTGAGACGATCAAGGCATGCGTGGAACTCAGAAACCAACTCGTTCAGGACACGTACCAGATCACAGGCATTTCCGACATCCTGCGAGGCGCAACGGAAGCCAGCGAGACCGCCACGGCGCAGTCGATCAAGGCCCAGTGGGGCAGCGTCAGGATCAGGGACCGTCAGCAGGAAATGGTTCGCATGGCTCGCGACATCACGAGGATGGCGTGCGAGATCATCGCTGAGCAGTTCGACCCTGAGTATGTGATGAAGATGGCGAACATGGAGATGCCTCAGCCGCCTCCCATGCAAGCCGTTCCTCCTCCTCAGCCGACAGGTGATCCGCAGCAGGATCAACAGGCTCAGCAGCAGTTCCAGCAGCAGATGATGCAGCAGCAGCAAGCGATGCAAGCTGCTCAGGCTGAAGCACAGAAGTACCAAGAGGCCTTCGCGATCCTGAAGGATGACAGGCTCAGGGGCTTCCGCATCGACATCGAGACGGACAGCACCATCCAGCCTGATGAGGACGCTGAGAAGCAGCGCCGCACTGAGTTCGTGACAGCCATCGGCAGCTTGCTGCAACAGGCCGTCCCCCTCGTGCAACAGGTTCCTGAGCTTTCCGGCCTCGTGGCTGAGACCCTCCTGTTCACCGCTCGCGGGTTCAGGGCTGGTCGCCAGCTTGAAGACCAGATCGAGCAGTCGATGAATGCCGTGCAGGAGCGCATCACCCAGATGATGAGCCAGCAGCCGCAGGACCCGAACGCTGCCATCAACGAGGCCAAGGCCGCGCAGATGAAGATGGAGGCCGAGCACAAGGGCCAGATGTGGGCCATGGAGCGCGACCACGTTGCCCAGAAGAACATGCTTGAGATCGAGCACCTCCAGCGCAAGACGGACGCTGACATCGAGGTGGGCCAGAAGAAGGCCATGGTCGAACAGGCCATCATGGGCGAGCGTGGCGAGCTTGAGGTGAAGCAGGGCAAGGCCAAGCTTCGTGATCAAATCCTCGCTGAAGAGCAGGAAGCATTCCTTGGCCAGCCCGGGGAACAGGTGAACGGCGTGGCTCAGGTCCTACAGGAAGCCATGGCGGGCATCTTGAATGTCGTGCAGCAGTCCAATCAGGCTGTTGTCGCGTCGAACCAGCAATTGATCAGTACACTGACGGCCCCGAAGGTGATAACAGCACCTGACGGTCGCCAGTACACTGCTCAGACTGTGAACTAAGGAGAGAAACATGGCACTTATCGCTGACTACATCCTCGATCTCGCGCTGGCCGAATTCGACACGGCCACCACGACCCTCTACATCACCTCCGCTGAGGCAACGTCCTACGCTCAGGCATCGAGCACCTACGCTCTTGGCAACAAGTCCTCGCTCAGCATCGGCGCTCCTGCTGACCGTTCACCGAATGGCCGCAAGGTCACGGTGGCTGCCATCACTGACGGCTCCGTCACTGGCACTGGCACGGCCACGCACTGGGCGATCACGAAGTCAGGCACGACCTTGATGGCCACGGGCTCACTGTCGTCTTCTCAGGCCGTCACGAGCGGGAACACGTTCACGCTGGCTGCCTTCGACATCGGCTTCCCTGACGCCGTCTAATACGGAGTAGGCCTGAATGGCCATCCAGTTCGTCGGCAGCAAGACAGCGTCGAAGGGCGGTGCCACCAGTGGCAACAGCACCGTCACCATCAATACGGGTCTCACCGGGGGCATCGCTTCATCAGCATCCTCCGGTGACCTCGTTATTGCCGCCTTCGTTGTTGGCAGCACCGCTGACCGCACCCTGCTCATCTCTGATGGCACGAACAACTACACGCTCATCGGCACTGAGCAGTACGTTGATGACACTTCCGACACGAACCTTCGTGTCGCCTACAAGTTCATCACCTCAGACACATCCGTCACCTTCGGCCCTACTGGGTCTGATGCTGGCGCTGGTGCCATGCTTGTCATGGTGTTCCGTGGCGTTGACACGACCACGCCACTGGGCGGCATTTCCGTTGTTGAGGTTGGTCAGCAGAACACCGCCCTTGTGAACCCGGGCTCCATCACGCCGACAGACAGCGGGTCATTCATCGTTGTCATTGGTGGCTCGGCTCACGATGCTGGCGCTGAGACATTTACTTCATCCGACCTCACGAACTTCAAAACAACATCAAGCACCGACACTGGCCAAGACGTTTCCATCGGCGGTGGTTACAATGCTTGGACATCAGGTGCGTTCGACCCCGCTGCTTGGACGTTTTCTGACACAAATTCCACGACATTCTCGTGCGCCTCCACCGTCTTCGTCCTCAAAGAGAAGCCAACAGATGCCCTGACTGCCACTGGCATCACGAGCAGTGGCACAGTTGGCACGCCCGCTCTCACACATATTCACGTTCTCACAGCGACTGGCGTCACAAGCTCAGGCACCGTTGGCACACCCGCCATCACACAGGTGCATGTCCTCACAGCGACTGGCATCACATCCAGCCCGACTGTTGACACGCCTGTCCTGTCTGCCGTTGTCGCTCTCACTGCTGACGGCATCACATCCAGCCCGACTGTCGGCACGCCAGCCATCACGCAAGAGCATGCGCTCGCTGCTGATGGTGTCACGAGCAGCCCAACTGTCGGCACGCCTGTCCTCGCTGAAGTCCATGTGCTGGCTGCTGACGGCATCACATCCAGTGGCACTGTCGATCAGCCAGCCATAGGACAGGAGCATGTCCTTGCTGCTGACGGCCTCACGAGCACTGGGACCGTAGGCTCTCCTGCCATCACGCAAGAGCACACCCTCTCTGCTGACGGGATCACCAGCACTGGCACTGTCGGCTCTCCTGCGATCACACAGGCCCACATCCTTGCCGCTGACGGGATCACCAGCACTGGCACCGTCGATCAGGCCGTCTTTGCTCAGGTGCATGTCCTGTCTGCCACGGGGATCACATCCTCTGGCACTGTGGGGACGCCTGAACTTTCTTCCCTGTCGAATGTGGATGTCCTGCCCCCGGCAAACGGCATCACATCGTCTGGCACGGTGGGCACCCCTGCCCTTACTCAGGAGCACGCCCTCGCAGCCAATGGCCTGACCAGCACTGGCACTGTTGGCTCCCCTGTCTTCGGCCAGTCTCACGCCCTCACGGCCACTGGCATCACGGTCACTGGCGAGGTCGGATCACCCGCCATCGAGGTGCGTGTGTTCGTGCCCGGGGGCAATTTCGGCATCGGAGCGGCCCCTGATGTTCAGGTGGTCGGGGATACCCGCTGGAAGGGGGTCAGAGAGGCCAGAGAGGCGGCAGCAGCGGCCTTCCGCGAGGTGGTCGCTACCCCTGTTGCCCGGAAGAAAGAGGCCGCTGTACGGGCTTCTGAAGCGATTTCCCGTGTCGCGAAAGCTGTGCGCGAGGAGCCGAAGCCAGCTATCGCCCCGGTTGAAGGCGCATGGGATGACGTTCTTCAGGACCTTGAGACCCTTCAGGCCATCCTTGCTGGCCTCATGGAGCAGAAGGCCATCAGGGCCCGGGAAGCTCGTGAGGCCGCTGAGCGGTGGGCCATGATCGAGCGCGAGCTTGCCATACAGGCGCAGAGGGAGGAGGAACTCATGATCGTCTTCGCTCTTGCGCTCTGATATGGTCAGTGTACGGAGGAATGTATGACGCAGCGATTTTGCAAAGTATGCCACGGCTGGCATGATCTGGATCGTCCGTGGCCTGACAATTGCCGACCTGAGAGGAACTGGAACAGGGCTGACTTCGCAGCGCCCCGCCTCATCAGGGACGGCCTCGATGATGTGTGGAACCCTGCCAATGGCAAGGTCTACGACAGCAAATCAGCATACTACCGCGCCGTGAAGGATGCGGGATACGAAATCGCGGGGAATGATAGCTCCGTGATGAACGCCCACGAGAAACCCGTGGAAGTAAAAACGCCCGGAGGCCTGAAGGATGATCTGAAGGCAGCTTGGGAGCAGCACTCATAACACAGGAGGCCATCAATGGCTGGTACTGAAGAGAATGAACTTGAGAACCAAGAAACGGGCGATGATCTCCGCTCCGCGCTCGAAGCAGCTTTCGATGCTGAGGAAGCCCCATCCGAAGAAGCTGCACCTGAAGGTGACACCACCGAAGAAGGTCAGCCGCGCGATGAGCGTGGGCGCTGGACGAAGGCTCAGCAGGAGCACTACGAAGAACAGCAGCGCGAACGCGCTGAGCAGGAAGCTCAGTCTCAGGCACCTGAGGGTGAGGAGGGTGAACTACGTCTTGCTCCGCCTCATGGCTGGAACCCCGCTGCCAAGGCCGCATACGCGAGCCTCCCTCCTGAGGTTCAGGAAGCTGTGGCCCGCCGCGAGATGGAGATCAACAACGGCTTCCGCAAGCTTCAGGACTTCAAGGGGCTGGAGGACTTTTCCGAAATGGCAAAGGCCTCTGGCACGACCCTGAAGGAGGCCTTCGAGCGGTACAAGGCTGCTGAGGACCTTCTCGACAGGGACTTCTTCGGCGGCACGATGCAGCTTTGCGAGATGTACGGCATCCACCCCGTTCAGCTTGCTCAGGGCATCATGCAGCAATTCGGTGGCGGTCAGGCTCGACAGGGCTCCGCACCCCCTCCCGGCATGGACCCTCAGTCGGTCTTGATGGCGAGGCGTTTAGCTGGTATGGAGGAAACAGTCCGTACACTGATCACTGAGCGTGAACGGCAGGAACAGGAGAGTATCAACACTCACCTCCAGACCTTCGCTCAGGATAAGCTGTACTTTGAGGATGTCCGTCGAGACATGGCCGACCTGATCAGAACAGGTAAGGCCGATACTCTCGAAGAGGCCTACGACAAGGCCTGTTGGATGCACCCTCAAATCCGCGACTTGCTGATCAAAGAGCGAGCCGCTCCCCAGAATGCCGCAGCCCGGGTATCACAAGCCCGTAAGGCCTCAGGCAGTCTGCCAACCGGAGCGCCCGCAGGGTCTACCTCCAGCGGAAGCTCTACAAACAGCATCAGGGCTGCCCTCGAAGATGCGTGGGGGTCCTAAGTCAAGGAGAGTGAAAGATGGCTTCGCCTAATCTCAGCGAAATCATTACGACTACGCTCCGCAACCGTACCGGCAAGCTTGCCGACAACGTGACTGACAACAACGCGATCCTGTATCGGTTGAAGCAGCGCGGTCGCACCAAGCCCGCCTCCGGTGGTCGGACGCTCGTTCAGGAACTGGCGTATCAGGAAAACTCCACCTTCATGTGGTACTCCGGGTATGACCCGCTGGACATCTCTGCAACTGACGTTATGTCGGCTGCTGAGTTCGACTGGAAGCAAGCCGCAGTCGCTGTAACCATCAGCGGCCTCGAACAGCTTCAGAACGCTGGCAAGGAGAAAATCCTCGACCTCATGGAAAGCCGCATCGACGTTGCGGAGAAGACCATGATGAACAAGATTTCCCTTGGCGTGTACGCTGACGGCACTGGCAACGGTGGCAAGGAAATCGGTGGTCTTCAGCACCTCGTGGCTGACCTCCCGACCTCTGGCACCGTTGGCGGCATCAACCGTGCGAACTTCTCGTTCTGGCAGAACCAGTATCGTGACAGCTCTGACAACTCCGTCACGCTGGCCTACGACACCATCCAGTCCGAGATGGGCATCATGTACACACGCCTCGTGCGCGGTACGGATCGTCCCGACCTCATCGTCACGGATAACACCACGTGGCTGGCCTACCTGAAGTCCCTTCAGGCGATCCAGCGCATCACCAACGACAAGATGGCTCAGGCTGGCTTCACCAACCTGAAGTACATGGACGCTGATGTGGTGCTCGATGGTGGTCAGGGTGGCAACTGCCCTGCCGACCACATGTACTTCCTGAACTCCGATTACATCCACTACCGCCCGCACAGCGAGCGGAACATGGTTGTCATGGGTGGGGAGCGCATGAACACCAACCAAGACGCCATCGTGAAGCTCATCGGTTGGGCGGGCAATATGACCGCTTCCAACTGTGCGCTTCAGGGCGTGCTGAAGAAGTAAGGGAGGACACAACATGACTTGGCGTACCTCTGACACGGTGATCGGCTCTCAGGCCATCACTGAAACCTCCACCACCCAGAACCACCCCCTTGGTACGATCATCAAGGCCACGCACACCACGCTTGGCTCTGGTGAGTTCATCTACCTGAAGGGCGTTACGAGCACGATTGTGGGTTCCATCGTGAACTACGATGACAACTTCCAGACTGCTCTGGACAGCGCGGCTGTGTCGGGACCCTCGCGTCCCCTCGCCATCGCGATGTCTGCGAACGTGGGTGACCAGTACGGCTGGTATCAGATCAGCGGCCTTGCGGTTGCTGCGAAGGCCAATACCGTCAGCTTCGCTGATGGCGCTGGCCTTGGTTCTGGTTCCGGCCTTGCCGTGGCTGTGGTCACGGGCACGGTCATTCAGGGTGCTGTTGTTCGCACTGTCGCTTCTGCGAAGTCGAACGTCACCACCGTGGCCGTTGCGATCAACAGGCCTCACGGCCCGTCTGACGTTTCGTAACGATAAACTAAACGGGGCGGGGCCAAGGTCCCGCCCTTCTTCTATGTGGAGCAGCAGCAGCCATGACACGCCCTACATCGACCCTCTACCAGATGGACTACCAGAACCCTCACGCACAGAACGCCCTCAGGGTTCCCGTCCTCGTTCTCTGCAATACATCAGACGAAAAGCTTCGCGAGAACATCGCAAAGAACTCAGCACGCCCGGGCAAGTGGGTGTGCGCTCAGCCGCCCTTCGACAAGACGGCCATCCTCGTGGGTGGCGGGCCATCTGTAGCATACGACATCGAGACCATCAGGGAGATGTCGAAGACGGCCACCATCTTCGCCATGAATGCGGCAGCCACCTTCCTCATCAAGCACGGCATCGTCGTGGACTATCAGGTCATCGCTGACGCGAAGCCAGAGACCGTGACGCTGGTCGAGCACGGAGCGATGAACCACCTCTTCGCATCACAGGTCGATCCCATGTGCTTCACCATGGAGCCCGGGGCCGTCCTGTGGCACCTCCACATGGAAGGCATGGAGGATGTCTTCCCTCCCGAGCGCGTGAAGGCCGGGGGCTATTCCATCGTGGGCGGCGGCGCTTCAGTGGGCAACTCAGCATGCGCCCTCGCGTATGTGCTTGGGTACAGGAAGCTGCACCTCTTCGGGTACGACAGCAGCCACAGGGGCGATGCCTCTCACGCATATGACCAGCCCATGAACCGCTTCATCCCTGTCATCGACGTTGAGTGGGCGGGGAAGCATTTCAGGTCATCCGTGGCCATGAAGGCTCAGGCCGAAAAGTTCATGATCACCGGACAGGCCCTGAAGCACTTGGGCTGCGAGATCACCGTGCATGGTGACGGCCTTCTCCCGACCATGTGGAACACGCCCATCGAGAACGCCACGGAGAAGGACAAGTACAGGCTCATGTGGCAGTGCGATGCCTACCGCGAGCATTCCCCGGGCGAGTACCTCGTGCAGACCTTCATCGAGCTTGTGAAGCCTGATGACCTGATCATCGACTTCGGCTGCGGCACTGGCAGGGCTGCGAAGGCCCTGTACGACAAGGGGCACAGGGTCTTCCTGATCGACTTCGCTGACAACTGCCGCGATGAGGAGGCCATGGACCTCCCCTTCCTCGAATGGGACCTGACCCGCCCCATCCCGGCGAGGGCCCCATATGGTCTGTGCACGGACGTTATGGAACACATACCGCCTGATGATGTAGAGAAGGTTGTCTCGAACATCATGGAGGCTTCTGAGACGGTCATGTTCCAGATCAGCACGGTGAAGGATGCCTTCGGTGCCGTTCTGGGTACTGACCTACACCTGACGGTCAAGGACCATGAATGGTGGGGCTCTCTGTTCGAGCGCCTTGGATACGTGATTAAACAGCAGCAAAAGGGCGATGTGAACTCACTGTTCATCATCACCCGAAAAGGAGATGAAAATGGCAGCATTCGACCCGAGTGACAGTGAATTCTTCGCCCCGGCCCCGCCGCAGCAGCGCGGCCCCCGGCCCATGCTTCGCTTCTTCTCAGAGCCCGTGGAGCTTCCCGGCAAGAGCGAGCAGGAAGGCCGTCCGGTCTACATCGAGCGCGACTTCGTCGGCATCACCAACCCGGGCAGCCGTGATGAGGTGGTGCGCCGTGCTGAGGACAAGGCCAAGGAGGATGAGTTCATCGCGTGGGCCTACAAGAAGTGGAAGGCCACTCAGGAACAGGTGGTCGATGGCACGCCCATCGAGACCGTCCCCTTCCTGAACAAGGCTCAGGTGCTCGAACTGAAGGCCTTGGCGATCCACACGCTGGAGAACCTTGCCCTCGCCCCTGACACTGCCATGCAGCGCATGATGGGCCTCAGGGACCTCAAGAAGAAGGCTGAGGCCTACATGGAGGCCGCGAAGGACAGCGCGGTGGTCACCCGCATGCAGTCCGAACTGGACAAGCGGGACCGCACCATCGAGATGATGAAGAAGCAGATGGAAGACATGAACGCTCGCTTCGAGGAGCTTCAGAGAAAGGTCTCCACATGAAGCTGGAACGTAATCCTAGTTTCCATTATGGGGCCCGCTTCTTCAGGGACGGTGATCGTGATATGTTCGAGCACCGCATCGACAGTCGGTCCTGCATCGGCCCAAGGATTGCCACCAAGGTCGATAAACAGAACCACCCTGAACTGTGGTCGAAACATCTGGCTTCCATCACGGAGGAAGCTGACAGGAAGCTAAAGAGAAAGGCGAAGTGACATGGCAAGGACGCTGCTTCAGATCGTACAGGACGCATGCCGAGATGTGGGGCAGCCCCGTCCTTCCGTTGTCTCTTCAGCCACGACAGAAACGCCACTGAGAATGCTGACCCTGCTGAACGAGGCGGGTCAGCAACTCATCAAGGACCATGACTGGAACGCCCTGATGACGGTGGTGACCTTCAGCCCCACCGCCACTCAGGCTCAGGCAAGTCATCCGCCGTCTGATTATGACCGCATGACCAGCCAAACCAGCATGTGGGACACTGGCACGAGGCGTCCCCTTGTCGGGCCTCTCCCTATGAACAAATGGCTTCGCCTTGTCGTGGACAGCACTGCTGGCATCGACCACTACTGGACCCTGATCGGCGGCAAGATCAACATCCTCCCCGTCCCTGCCACCACTGATGAGTTCGTCTATTCATACCAGTCGAACAAGTGGGTGCTGAACGGATCGAGCGAGCCGAAGACATCATTCACCGCTGATGATGACACTCCACGCATCCCTGATGAGCTTCTCAGGCTTGAGCTTGTGTGGCGCTGGAAGCAGACTGTCGGCATCGACTATTCCGAAGACATGGCCACATGCAACCGCATGAAGGAGACCATGATTGCCGCTGATCGTGGCCCTCGCATCCTTGAACTCTCAACGCCCTTCCGTGGCGGTGTGCCGGAAGGCTTCTGGCCGGGGACGATCACCACATGAGACAGGCCCTCAGAAAGAACCCGAACAAGGCTGCCGTTGCGCGGCCTGACATCATCAAGGCACCCACGAAGGGCTGGAGCGCCAACAGCCTCCCCATCGAGGCTGAGGAAGGCACTGCCGTCACCCTTGAGAACTGGTTCCCTGAGGCGACATCCATCCGTCCACGGAAGGGTTATGAGGCGCATGTCACAGGCGTTGGCGATGCCGTGCAGACCCTCATGCCATTTGTGTCTGGCACCACTCAGAAGCTCTTTGCTGCTGGTGATGGCGAAATCTACGATGTCACGAGCAGTGGCACCCTTGGTGCTGCTGTGCAGACCGGCCTGACATCCACCAAGTTCTCATACGTGAACTTTGCCACAGCCGCTGGCCAGTACCTGTACATGGTGAACGGCGAGGACCCTGCGCGTCACTACAACGGCACGACATGGGTTGAGCCCACCATTACTGGCGCAACGTCGAGCGACTTCTCTGTCGTGACATCGCACAAGTCCCGCTTGTTCTTCGTGAAGAAGAATTCCACAACGCTCTACTACTTGCCAGTGGACAGCATCGCTGGCGCTGCCACGGCCTTCGAGGTTGGCTCCCAACTCAAGAGGGGTGGCCGCATCGTGGGCCTCTCGACATGGTCCGTTGACAGTGGTGACGGCATGGATGACCTCCTTGCCATGTGGTCGAGCGAGGGTGAGGTGCTGGTGTACGCTGGCTCGAACCCATCTCAGGACTATTCCCTCGTGGGCCGATACACGACTGGGCGACCCATCGGTGAGCGGCCCATGTTCCCCATCGGTGGTGACCTTGCTCTCCTGTCTGAGGACGGCATCCTGCCCCTGTCAGTTGTCATGCGATACGACAGGCTCACGACGAAGGAGAAGAGCCTCACATCCCGCATCGTGGATGAGTACATCAAGGTGGCCCGCCTCTACCGAACGAATTTCGGATGGCAGATGGCCATCCTGCCGAAGGCCTCCATGGCGATCCTGAACGTCCCGGGTGCTGGCAATGCTGGCTCCTCGATCCAGTATGCCTACAACGTGTCCACGAAGGCATGGGCCAAGTTCACTGGCATGAATGCCATCTGTTGGGAACTGTTCAACGGCGAGCTTTACTTCGGCACTGCTGACGGCGGCGTCTACAAGGCCGAGAGCGGAGGGTCTGACAACGGCTCAGCCATCATCGCAAAGTGCCTTCCTGCCTTCTCCCACATGGGAGCCCCGGGCAAGACGAAGCACGTGAAGCTGATACAGCCGCTCTTCTCGACTGACCTGAACGAGTACACCTTCGGCACATCTTGCGTGACCAATTTCGCTACCCCCGACACCATCGGCGCTGGCGTTCCTGTGGCTGACGGTATCTTCACGTGGGATGACAGCTTGTGGGATGGCCCTGATGTGTGGGGCGGAAATTCCGTGTGGGATTATTGGGACAGTTCCAACGGCATGGGCTATGTCATCGCGCCATACGCTCAGGTGACGGTGGATGCCGAGAACAACCCTGATTTCGAGTTCAACCTCATAGGATGGAACATTCTCCTTGAAGTCGGTGGACTGTCCTTCACCAGATAAGGGACCCGCAGTCGTGGGTAGGGTTCTTCTGTACGCTGACGATCTTGTCGCTGGCTGGATGGAGGCCCAGACGGGGGAGGTTATAATTCCTCCGTACACGGCCTTTGGCATCATTGACCCTGATGGACAATTGGGCGGCGCGATGGTATTCAACGACTTTAACGAGGGAAATGTCGAGGTGTCCTTGGTGGCTCCGAAGCGCGTTTCCCGAGGGCTGCTCAGGATGGCTGCCGTGTATGCGTTCTCGCAACTCGACTGTCGCCGGATCAGTGCAAGGACAAGAGCATCAAACCTCCGGGTCCGTAAGTTCATCGAGAAGGTCGGCTTCCAGCAGGAAGGCGTTCTCCGTGCTTACTACCGAGACGGAGATGACGCCGTTCTGTATGGCCTCCTCAAAGGCGAATGCAGATGGTGAAACATGGCGAGCTACCCTAAACTCAACTACATCCCTTCGGGGAATGCGTACATAATCACGCAGGGGAACAGCGGCAGTTCCCGCTCAGGCTCCTCATCCTCATCCGCCACCAAGCCTCCTTCTGGGCAGGGTGCCGTGTTCACCCCGGACCCCACGGTGAACGGTCCTTGGACCCATACCCGGGCAGACATCCCCCTGTTCAAGGCAGCCAACGCCCCGAACTCCCACGGAACCCCCTACGGAGGCGCTACAGCCCCTTCTG